ATGAAATGTCCGATATGCGGAAACAAACTTGAGATCAAAAACAAACAAATCGGCACTGACAACAGCGGAGATCCTGTCTTTAATGAATATGCAGTCTGCCGTGACTGTAAAAAACAGTGGAATTTAGACAAGCAACGTGCAAAAAAAGCAGCGGCAAAGGCATCTGCCAAAAAAGCCGAAGCGGCAGATAAGACCAGCCGCAAAAAAAACGAGAGCGACGTTGCTCAAAAAAAAGACGAAAACAAAATCAAAAAGGCGCACAAAGAGCCGGAAGCAGCTCATACCGGCAGCCCCAAAAAACGCGCTGCTGCAGAAGCTTCCCCAAAAGCTTCCGACCGGGTGAAGTCACCTGCGCAAAATCAAAAACGGCGGCCTGATGAAAAAGCAACTGACGAGAAAACAGTTCGGATTCAGGAAAATCCCGAAAAGAAAGTCCCGAAAAGAAAGCCTTCATCCAAACAAACTACTGAAAAATCAGCTCCGAACGAAGATAAACGGTACAGTAACATCCCACCGGAACAAGTCCGCACAAAACGGGAGAAAGCTGTTAAAAAAGGCTATGATGATATGCTTGCAACAGGAGTTCTTGATACTGACAAAGTAAAAAAAGCCTCCTCAAAATCATCCAAAAATAAAAACGACAAATATGACACAAAAGCTTCGCGTAAAATGCCTGAACCGGAAATCGACGATTATGAAGATGATTATTACGAAAGCGTTCCGAGATTCCGCGCAGTGCGCATCATTCTCGGGATCATCTCTCTCGCAGGATTCGGATTCTTTACTTATAAAGGATTCATGACCGGACTTAACGGCACAACAGACGGCGGCGGCACAAGCGGCACTTTATACATTATCCTTGCCCTTTGTATGCTCGTATCTTCACTTCTCTATTTTATCATGCAAAAGTCAAATACGATTTTTGCTTTCCTTCTTCCGATGCTTTTTTATCTCGGAAGCGGCGTATTTGCATTTTTGAAACGTGGAGATGATCTGCAGCTTCTCATCGCAGCTATTGTAAGCGGAGTATTGGCAATTATTTCACTCATACTTGCGATCACTTCCCGCGGAGGATCTGATTATGATGATAGTGAAGAAAATTATGATGAAGCCTTTGAAGACGATTATGCCGAGGAAGAATTTGACGATTAGAAAGCCATAACTGTTTTAGAAAAACTGAAATTTAAAAGCAGAGCGTTACTTACAGGAATCCCCAAAACCGGGAGACTTGCGTATCGCTCTGTTTTTATATCCTTTTCACTGTACGGTTATATTTTACATATATTACAATAAAACCAAATCATCTGGAGATTTCATGAAAAAACAACTTTTAACCTCTCTTTTTGCCTTCCTTCTTGTATTTTCTTTGTGTATGGGATGCTCTAAAGCCGAAACCGGAGATAAAACGACAGCTTCCGACTCCTTTGAAGTATCGTCTCAAAAAACTTCCCCTGTAAAAATCACACTAAACGAAGTGGCTCATTCTGTTTTCTATGCTCCACTATATGTGGCGATTGAGAAAGGATACTTCAAAGATGAAAACATCGACCTCACACTTGTCACCGGATTTGGGGATGACGCATAAGGCTAAAATATTGATGCGAAGATGATACAATATTCCACCCCGGAGCTGATCCTCCGGGGAATGTTTTTTTTAGTACAGCTGAAATTTATCAAACGCAATGCCGAAACATCCAGCATATCCGTCCTGACCCTTTCCCACTTCGTTATCGAACTGCCACGGATAGTAACCGCCGCCGATCGGAGCAACTCTGTACTGTGCTTTTTGATAACCGTATTTTGCAACAATGTCCGCCGGAGTATCATAATATACCTCTACGGCATCGATCACAGCTCCCGGATATCCAGCATAGCCGTTGTTTGCATCAGACCAGTTACATCCGGTTACGTAAGGTAACCATCCTTTGCCCTTTACATGCACGCGGTATTTTACAGTACCTTTATTAACCTTTATCGCGATACCGGCGATTGTACGACCCGGAAGTCCTGCAAAATCAGACAGATTTGTCACAAAGGGCAGGGTTGTTCCATCTGTCAGCATAACACCATAAGTAAACACGATGCCGGGATCACCGGATGCGCCAACACATCCACCTCCACCTGCAACCGGAACATCCGGCAGCTTGTCCATTCCCATATACTCACGGATTTTATTAATAAAGTATGTCTTACATCCGGAATCCCCTCCATGAATCTCTACGGATCTGTGCGGGCACGCTGTCGCGAATACCTCCTTGTGCAGCCGGATTGTACTCGCGTTTGGAACGATACCGTACTGCTTACACTTCTGTGCTGCCAGCTTCAACGCATTCTCTTCATTTTTCCTAAAGATTTCCAAATCCCCCATACTCTGACAGACCTCGATCGAATAATAGTTCTGGTTTCCGTCTGTCTGCCCGCAGTGCCATGCTGCGTAGGCATCATCTTCCGCATACAAGATCTCGTCACTAGCTACATAAGCGTGAGCAAATCCGTTTTCTAACGGATGTGTTTGCAGCCATTTTCTGTAAAACGCTGCATTTGCATTTTGTGATCCTGCATCGTTGTGAATAAAAATTCCTCTCGGATTTCCCCCTCTAAGTCCTGCTACTCCTCTACAAATACTCATGTTCTTCTCCTTTCTTCCACACAAAAGAGGACGGTGTTACTCGCCCTCTGAATCTTCATACTCCGGCACATTCACTTCCGGCAATCCTTTTAAGCTCATCAGTAATGATATAACTCCGGCTGTTGCACATACTCCTGCAATATTCACCCAGTCAAGAGATACGATATTTACCATATCTGCTCCGATTAAAGATATCGCTGTCTCGGCTATTGTTTTCACGGCTCTTATCCCAGCCGCTTTACTCCATTTTATCCAATATTCTCTGTTCTTCATTCCTCTACCTTCCTTTCCAAATCATCAATGCGATGATTCGCTACTTTTATTTTTTCTTCCAACAAATACGTCCGCTCTACAACAGAGTTATGTTTTTCTACTTTCTTTTCAAGCTGCTCAATCCTATATTTGATAAGTTGTGTACCCCCGAAGCTTCCGATCAGTGTACCGAGCAAGGACAAAACAGCGACTACAACTGTGTCTGGCATATAAGTCTCCCTTCTTTTAATTTATACATAAAAATAAGACCTGTTACGGTCTTGCTCTGATTTCTATGTGGTCATATCTCTTATGATACATATATTCGCACCTCATGCTTCAGAATCTCCGGCGGAATCTCATATGTAAATTCCAGCGTGTATGATCCACCTTTGATCATCGGTTGGATCAGTGCAGATAAGAGGGTTTCTGTATCGCTTTTCTGCATGATTTCACATGTACCTAGATTCTCTTCCTGTTCCCCATTCCGTAAGACATACTTTGCTGATGTCACATCAAACGGCTTTCCATTTGTGCTCCGCACACTGATACAAACATATTTTTTCTCGCCGAGTTCAAATCCGACTTTTTCCAGCAATTATACCACCGCCTTTCTGCAACCTTTCAGTTTCGCAATATAATTTTCCTGCAGAACATTTACATCTCTGAACGTGACCAGCTGTGCCACCCACGGAAGCAGTAACAAGCGCACCTTGCCGCCCATATCAATCAATCTTGCCTCCGTCCGATCTCCCAGTAACCGCGCCTCTGTATGCGCGTGATAATCAAGCGTCACAGTGCAATACAGATGTCCTCTAAGTCCGCTGTCAGATTCTGCCCACACCTCTATTTCCTGCAGTCCCGGCAGTCGCGGGGCATATCCCTCCCAGTACCCGGGACGATCCGGGATGGGCGTAAACTCCACTTCTGTAGAGTTTACAATGCCCCATACTCTGATAATCATA